AAGATGCAAATCCATTTCTATTTCTCATTACAGTACTATACCTAAATTTATAAGTTTGTGGAGTTAGGTCTACTTCAAAGCTATGATTTGCACTAATACTTGAATATGAAAATGAGTTTGCAGCTGAACTATACCCACTCTGATATTGCCACCCAGTGTTGGTTACAGATCCATATGGATTTGGGTGTGTATAATAGTTACCCAAACTATATCCACTCCTTGCGTAAGCATAAGAAATTTGTTCTCTGTGTATAACAGTTCCACCCGCATCTACAATCTCTAAATAAAAATATTGATATGCATATCTAGGTGAAATTCCACTTGAGTAATATCCATCAAATGAGGATGGTGATGGTGCACCAGAACCTACATTTATATATCCATTTGGACTTCCAGTACTAGTTGATACATTTGAAAGTCCGGATGTAGTAAGATTTGGTATTGGTATCGAAGTATAATCAAATAATCCACTAATTGAATACTCCCCCGCATCTTGAACCGTTACCGAAACTTCATTACCGAATTGATATGTACCCGTTATTGTACTGAACCCAGCACTTGTTAATGATGGGCCTGATGGTGCAGCTATACTTGTAGTATTAAGACCGGAAACATTTAGATTACCACCAGCAATGTTAGAAAGTGTGTCATCCGCATTAATTTTTGCCTTTAGTTCATTTGATTGATTAAATAATTGAATTTTCTTATCCGTTGGATTTAGTACTATCCTATTATCAACATCTCGTAAAAACCCACCATTAGCTATATCATCAATTACCCAATTACCAATTTTACCAGATTCTATATTAAATGAACCAGATATGTTTGCATCTTGTGCAGACATGTTACCTTCGGAATCTACTGAGAATAGTGGGTTTGTTGCATTGGGAACACTAATTGTACCTCCAATTAAAGTCATACCATTTAATGTACCCGCACTAATTGTTCCACTATAATTAAATAAATTACCATCAAAAGTTAGTGCACCACCAGAACCAGAAATAGAAAGTTTTTCGGAACCACTATCAAATCCAAAGAACATACCAGGATTACCATATCCTTCTGTCCCATTTTGTCCAATAGATAAAAATGGGTTTTGATTTGAATTAGATGTATCTGCGTTTAATTGAATAACTGCACTTGAACCATTTGAACCAATATTTATAGTTCTATCAGCATAAACATCTTGTGCAAAAAGAATATCAGTTGCCACAGAAGTAAACTCTGCTCCGAAGGATTCCCACCCAGCTGTCCAAGTTCCAGGTTCAATTGATGAACCAACCGATGGCCATTCAGGGTCACCCGGAAAGAAATCCCCCGCAAGAATATCTTGCCCAGCACGATAGTAAGTACCACTTTCCAATACTACATCACCTTCAAGGTAATCTTCACTACCATCCCAAGCACCCGCATATCTATGTGTTGTTGCACATATATAATAACTATTATTATACTTAGTCACATACTTTAAATTATCTTCAGCCAAATATACCACCTTATCACTTATAGTTGGTGTTGTACCATCGGATAGTGTTAGTTTCCATTCACCAGCATATACTACACCACCATCTTCACCATCCGTACCATCTTTTACTTTAGTTAAAGTTTGTGTTGTGGTTGATGTAAATGATGCCCCACCACTTCTCAGACCGGTTATGGTATACGTTACAATAACCGAATCTTGTGCATTATCCATTGAAGTAAAATCAGCAACTTCAGCTGGTTCTTCTCCTGCTTCTTCTACATCGATAGATGGTGTATTCATAACACCTGATGGGCTTTGTGTAGCTGATATTGTAAATTCACCATCACTTGGTGTTCCGTTTGTGTAGTATAGTTCGAGTACACCTTCAAATACTCGTATCACCGTACCACTATCAGTATATGATGAAACCACACCAGCAGATGAAGCTGGAAGTGTGTGTGCTTGGTTTGTATTAATTACAGTTATTGCATCAACACCATCCACACCATCAGATACAATATAGAATGTTTCATTTATTGTGTTTGTCTGTCCAGTTGCAGGGTCAGTAAATATTGCGGTTAATACAGTATCTTTTGTAGGTACCGATGCTCCACCTAATGTAATGGTTCCACCATCACCATCACCAGCTGTAATCGTAATATTTGTAGTATCACCAACACCAGTTGATACAGCCATTCTATCCACACCAACACTAAACGATGGAGTAATAGTAACACTTTGAGTGTATTCAGTTCCAGATGTATCGTAGAATGATGCGGTTGCGGATAAGTAACTTGGACTAAATGTGTTCGGAGTAACTGATGTATTTCTATTTGTTTTTAAGTTAGGTGCTATAAATGAACCACCACCTAAACCATCGGTTACATCCAATAGTGTTATAGAATCTAATACCGTACCACCATTATCTTTTAGTAAAAGTGTTTTAGTTCCAGTAATAAAATCCGATGTAATGTTTGGATTATAAACTACCCCATTACCAGCATCACTAACACCACTTTGTACGGCTAATAAAGTTCCACCATCATAAATTTGTGCATCAGTACCAGATGTTATATCAGTTATTCCACTAATATCTGCTTTTTGAACTTGTAGTGTAATAGTACCACTACTATTTTTTATTTGAGTACCACCAGCGATTGGAGTAATGAAATAATTTGGTACAGTATCGGAACCTGGTTTAACCCCAAATATGTTAATCACATCACTAACTACTTCAACTTGGTCAGCATCAGAAACACCTAATCTAAATTGTAGAGGCATATCAGATATAGTTGCTGAACTTAAATCTATACTACTTGATAAATGATTTTCAACATCATTACCATCGTAAAAGGAAACATCATTATTATGGAATGTACCACCGCCTGTAAATTTAAAGAAAGGATTTACAAAGTTTGATGATGATGCAATTAAGTTGATACTACTTGGAGATGGATTATTTCCATCTTGGTCAAACTCAATAACAAAAGTAGATGCTGCTAATGTTGCCGTTTTACCAACACCAGACGATGCATCCCATACATCTCCAATGTTTGGTTCCCCAAAAACTCCATCACCCTGAGATGCTGTATGTGGTGCACTTGCTCTAAAACTTTGATTTAGATATAAAACCGAATCATCAGTATTATAATATGCACCATCTGTCCAATCACCTCTTAATTGTGGTTCTATTGAACCTGCTGCAGTTTGTCTAATTGCACCTCTGATTAAAAGTGTTTGACCATCCCACTTTAATGAATTATATGATGGTTCCGTTGGGTCACCTGATAATGATAATAGACCTGATGTACCTGCGGTTCCAGTTGGTCCTCCATTGTTGGTTACACCAATATATGCACCCTGTTGTCCATATCCTTGAATACTCTGCCCTATCGATATATAAGGTTCATCGGTTCCACCAACAATCGCAATTTGGGGATTGGTATCATAATCGCTTGTTGGTTCACCTACATTAATTGTATTTTTTACAAACGATTCATCAAATATTGCAATCTTAGCTGCAACGAATAGTTCTTGCTGACCCAAATACTCCCAACCATTAGTATCAATAGTTCCCTCAACATAAGTACCATCAGGATTTGTTTGTGATGGTAGTTGTGGTTCTGGTGTGTATTCATCATCACCATCGGTGTATTCTGAACCAGATGGTATTAATTGTGTTGTTGCCCAATAATGAGTTGTCCCATCAACGTTCCTAAGTACAGCATCTCTCCTTTGGTTACCTTGGTCAAATATGTATGCAATACTACCGGTCCACTCACCCCTCATTACAATACCAGGCCCAGTTGCTCCTTCAAAAACAGCTGAGAATGATTGTTGTACAAATTGCTCACCTCTACCATTCTCAAAGTCAAGTTTATATACAATGAATCCCTGTGTATTTGATTGAGGTTCGGTCCAATCCGATATACCAGACGAACTAGCATATAATTCACCAGAAGTTTCCAACAACCTACCATCATTATGTGTTAGGAATGGTGATATATCATGTATAGATGCTGAAAATTGTCCAAATGTACCGATTGGTAAGAATGTAATTGGGTCTAATGCCGCTTCATCATATTCCTCAACATATTGTAATTCAGTCCCACCCTTATATGCTCGTATTAATGTACTTGTGTTTTCAACAAATGTTGTACCATCAACTTCAACAGTTATAGAAGATGCTGGATTTGTTACTACTGCCGAATATGCAGTTGAACCCTCCGATATACCAGATATAGTTACAGTATCGGTATCAACCACCACTCCATTAGGATTACCATCTCGTAATTCAACTGTAAATGTTTTTGCTGAACCAGTAGATGGTAAATCACCAATAGTAGTTGTGCTATCTGTCGATGATGCTTGTATTGTGGAACCATCATCATTTAAGAATTTAAAAAAAGCAGAACCAGTTACATTTATAGCAATTGCAGATAAATCAACATCACCTACCGGTGCAACTTTAAGCCCATCACCATCATAAATAACAGTATCACTACTAGCTATTAAACTAACCTTTCTTGCAGCAGTTCCATCACTTACTTTTGAAAATGTTTGAGTTGCTGAAACTATTCTAGGAACACCACCTACACCAGCAGTCAATGAATAAGGATAAACCTTAAATTTATATGTAATACTACCAGATGGTTGATTATTTGCCAATCCCCCAAATCCTTTAAAATGTAATATTTCTCCATCAGATGAAGATACACTACCAGATGCAATTAAATCCCTAAATGAAGATGAAACTTCTGAAAATTGTATATTTCGTTGTGTTATAGATTGCGTTACAAATGTACCAGGTCTACCACCATCAAATTCATCATAGAAGAAGAACTCATCATTTTGTTTTATAAATACTTCAGTTGTTGCACTTGAATAATTGGAAACATATCCAATCTCATCAGCATTTAATGCAACTGCCATTGGTTCTATTGTAACTTCAATAGGCCCACCACCATCAACTACCTTAGTGAACTTTTGAGTTCTACTTGCAGTTACCAATGATGATGTAAAGTATGGGTAGATATCAAAATCATATCTAACACTAGCACTTAGTGCTGACATTGTTTCGAATCCAGCCAAACTCATTGTTGTGGTTGAATCACCAACCAATGTCCCATACTCAATATTAGTTGTAACTATTGAACGGGTGGTAAACGTACCAGGATCGCCACTTGCAGTATTTATTAAGAATAAATCACCTTGTGTTAATTGTATATCAGTATTTGCTAATGCGTAATTATAAACCTCACCTTTGTGATTTGAACCCAATGAAACTGGTTGAGGGTCTATATCAATTACAATTGAATCTTGCCCAGGTAAACCATCAGGTGTAATGAAGAATGATTTATTTGCAGTTACGGATGCTGATGTAATTGGCTCAGTATATGTAAACTCTAAGTTTAATTGCTTTGTATCAATTGCCGAATAATATGGAATACCATTTCCAGGTACACCATTATCAATTACATTTCCAGCAAAATCAGTTACCGATAATGTAATTGTACTATCAAATGCCCCAGTTTCATAGAACATATAATAATGTGGTAATTCGGTTTTAGGTTCCTTTGAAGAAGATGGTATAATCAACAAACTAGCCGATAAGGGATTTAATGTTGTACCTCTTCGTTGGAACGATGCAGTTACTATTGATTGTAATGGGTTGAAATCATTAATTTCTCTGGGTTTGTACTTTATATTAAATTGTTCAGTTGTTGAAGTAACAATACCATTATTCAAACCATCTTTCAAATCGGTTAGGATTTGTGATGTTAAAATTGATTCAGATGTAGGTCCATCCATAAGATAAACCGTCAACTCATTATCAATAGAATCTCTTGTAAAAATTGCGTTGTAATCAATCTCACCACTACCAGTTGTACCAGCACTTACACCTTCTATAAAGTTAGGGTCAGTAATCGCTTGGGAAAGTGAAACATAAGTTTGGGTACCATCTAATGATGATGATAATAAATGTAGTTTAGCATCAGAGAAACCTCTAGCCAATCCACTTTGTAAATCAATACGATTGATACCATCAACCCTTACCGCTTGTATCTCTAATGTCTTATCTTCTTTGTTTTTAATTTGAGTACCTCTGAATGGTACTATCTCAAAACTTACACCACCCTTACCATCTTCAACTCTGGTAATAACAAATGTATCGGTTACACCCTCAACTTCAGCATTATATCTTATAAATTGAACGGATATATCATCTCTAGAACCAGTAAAATCTTGCACTCTTAGGAATGGCTGTCTACCCCCATCAACATCCCAATTAGTTAAGTAACCAGGATAGATACCACCAGCATATTCAGATTGTGATATTTCATTTCCGAAGAAATCATATGCACCAGATGTATAGGTAATTGAACCTGTAACCAAATTAGTTTCCACATCAAAGTTGATTACAAATGGTGGAACTGCGTTTGCAGGATTTGATGCTGAATCGAATGAGAAGTATAAATTGTCTGGTGTTATATCCAAACTCTTATTAAACAAGTTTGTATTACCACCAGTAAATGTTTTCGTTTCCTCTACTCTAACTGGTATGTAGTTATTATTGATATCATAAAACTCAAAACGATAATCAAATGTTTCAGATACTAATGTTTTTGGAACTTGTTGAATAAAGGTAATCTCATCAGGTGAAAATGAAGTTTCTTGTGATGCCTTTAAACTTACATTATTTACATACCAATCACTACCACTTACTTCAAAATATAATTTAGCATTATCAAAATCATTTGCAACTATATTTTCACTAAAGTTTGTTTTCTGAAGTATTGTTGTTGATGCTGGTATATTTATTATTTGTTGTTCTACACCTTTATCATTATTAGAACCACTTAAAAATACCTTTAAATATGCATTAGGGTCAGTTGTTTCCTTCCTAACATTAAAATCCAAAGAATACTCAACACCACTTCCAATAGAAAAGCTTTCCGATGTAAAAAAGTAATTTGTTGGAGTGGAATCTAAATTAACTGAATTATATAAAAAGTCTTGATTAAATGAAATATTAAAATCATTTGATGATGTAATCCAATATGAATCTAAAATATCTTCAGTAAAGATACCATAATTCTCTTCCTTTTTATCAAAAGTAGTAATATCTTTTAATAATTCATTTGATTCCAACTGAATTTCTTGTACGAATTCAAAATCAGTTAAATTTGATTGAGACCGTCTAAATACCTTTACCCTTGCAGCATCACCTACAAAAGTTTTCATATCAGTAATACTAATTTTAGCAAATGAACCAGTTAAAGCAGTTGCTAAATCAGTTACACCTTCGATATATGGGAATGTTACTGAGTATTCTTCATTATTAAATGATTTAGCTAAATCATTTTCAGTATAGGGTGGTGATACTATTAATTCAGTTCCATTAACCACATCATCAACAATTGGAGTATAGTTTAGGTTGGTAAAATTAATAGGTTGTCCTACTATGGAACCAGTCCATTTATCACCACTATCTATATTCAATCTATATGATGTTGGTAAAGAAAAATTAGATAGGTTTTGGTTTTCAGATGGAGCTAATGGTATACCACTCACTGAACCAGTCTGAGTGACTGTTGGTGGATTCCCACTAAATATAGGTTTTACAAATTCATCAATAGATACATCAGGCCTACGATAAAATCTAACCTTATCCTCATTTGCAAGTAGTTTATTTATCTGAAATGTTCGTTCCCACTTAACATTATAAGCTCCCTTCCATTCATCTGGAATTGTTCGCTTTACACCATTTTCATCATACTCTTTAAGTTCACCTAAAATGGTAATTTTACCTAAACCAATTGGAGTATCGTTATATACATAAACAGCTACTAATTTAGATATACCCTCATAGTATTCTGGTATACCATTACCTGGTTCGTAATATACAGTATTACCTTCTACATCTAAAATTTCAATCTTAATCTCAGTTGATTCCTTTAGATATTCCGAACCCTCTATGAGGAATCCGTTTTTACCACCAGTAAATGTATCTTTAAATTCGGTTATTCTAAAATAATCTGAATTGGGATTATCATCTACTAAAAATGTCTGAAATGATGATAACTTTTGTTCGGGTGAGTACTTCTTAATTCTTGCCATTTACCAATTTACCTATTAGTGTTTGTTGTTATAAATATTCCAAAATTTATATTTAAAATAGTTATACTAAAGAAAACTAAAGAGTTCTAAAGAAATGAGTAAAAAATATGCAATGTTACAAATTGATGCCGAAGTTCATCAATTATTAAAGGAGTTTTGTAAGAATAGAGGATATAAAATGAATGGGTTGGTAGAATCTCTTATAAAAGAAAAGGTTTCACCAAATGTGAAACCCCTTCCTTCTAATGTTCTTAAAACTAAGTAACTGCTCTACCTTTCATACCTTCCCAATCCCTATTTTTTCGTACTACATCATTTTTACGATTAGTAGCCATTAACATAGTTGGATATAATCCCAACTCATCAGCTAAATGAATTAGTGCATTAACATCCTTTGGAAAACAATGTCCACCATATCCAAAATCACCATCAGGTCCTGGTACATTCCAATGTGATTTACCTAACCTATCATCAAAGGTTGAATATTCTACTACCTTATCATAATCTATATTCAACTTCTCACAAATCTGATACATCTCATTAGCGAATGATACTTTAGTTGCTAAGAATGTATTTGTTAAATACTTTACCATCTCAGCATGAGTTGAATCCGTTTTTACTATATGTGCTTTTGGGAATACATTTGAGAATATTCGTTTAAGGTAAGTTGTTGTTGGTCTTGGTCCTCCTAATATAATCCTATTCTGATTTTCGTAATCCTTTACCGCGTTTCGTTCGGTTAAGAACTCTGGGTTGAATACAATGTTTGTGTTGTATGTATCATTCCAACTTTGAGTAGTGCCAGGTGTAATAGTTGATTTAACAACAATCCCTTTGGTTATACCAACCTCATCAATTTGTTTGATTACATCTTCTACGATATTAGTATTACAACTACCATCAGAATTCATAGGAGTGGGTAAGCAGGTAAATACATAATCACATTTAGATACATCTTCAAATGTGGAGTTACATTTAGTTTCATCCAAATCGTAAGTCAATACATTATAATGTTCTTTAAACTTTTGATAAACTGCATTACCAACAAACCCCTGTCCTATAATTCCTATTTTCATTTTTAAAATTTAATATTACTAAATCCATTTACTTTTTTGATTTCCATTAGGTTATCAACTACATCTCTCATTGAATCGATGTGTGAGATAATCATTACGAAATCGAATTGTGTTTTTAGATAAGCGAACAACATATACAATGATGTTAGGTTTTCATTATCTAATGTACCAAATCCTTCATCTACAACTAAGAAGTTTGGACGAGGTAGGTTACATACGTTGATTAGAGCGATTCTAATCGCTAAACCACTAATGAACTTCTCCATACCACTACACATCTCTAAACTCCATTTCTGGTCATCGTAAACGATGTTAGCGTTGATGTTCTTACCATCCATATCTAATTGTAATCCGAAATCTACAATCTGACCTAAGATGTTGTTTACCTCACCTTCAATCATTGGTAGTGCCTTAGAAATCAATTCATAAGATACACCATCCTTACCCAAAGCGTTTAGGTAATACTCAAACAAACCATGTTGTTCTTCTAATTGTTCTACCTCTTTGATTCTCTCTTCAATAGTTTCCTTTTGATTCTTTAACGATGATACCTCACCATTTAGTTTAAGAATCTGAGTATTTAGTGAATCAGTAGTATTCTTAGCTGAACTTAGTTCGTTTCGAACATTCTTCATATCTACTCTCAATTGTTGATTGATTTCAATCTGCTTCTCATTATCTAAATAATCTTCAATAAGTTGTATAACTTGTAGAACTTCGTTATTTAGTTTGATTTCTTTGGTTTCGAATGTTGATAACTTGTTGATAAGTGTGTTAATATTTTTACTTACCCTTTCCTCATCTGATTTTAATTTGGTAAGGTTACTTAACAAATCAGAATACTTTTTACGAGTATCAATAGCAAGAAGTAGAACATTCTTATCTTCAAACATTTGTTTCTTATCAACTTCGATAGTAGCTAAATCAGCTTCAACACCAACTTTAGCATCAATGATTGATTCAGAATTCTCCATACAAATATCACAATCTTTATTGTATTTATGTGATTCCAAATGCCTCATTCTATCCATCAAAGAATCTTCTTTGATTTTCAACTTATCTAACTCATTATCTAAATCCTTTAAATCGGATGTATATTTGTTGAATAATTGATGTTCTTTTGTGATTTTATCTTCATCATAGGTATCAATCTCTTCTTCTAATTTAAGTTGCTTTTCTTCTAACTCATTAATTATACTTTGAGTAGTATTACGTTGCTCTTCTAAATCAGTAATAGATGATTCTAATTTTAATTTATTAGTTTCCAACGCATCCAACGAATAGTTATCTGATTTAACTTTTACAATTTTCTCATTTAGAGAAATTAACTTTTGATTGTGCTTCTCAACTTCACTCTTAGAACTATTTAACTGAATCTCAGTAAGTTTATATTCAGATTCCTTCTCCTTTAAGGTAGTTTCGATATCAGCCAACTTTTGAGTAAAATCATCTTGCTTAAACTTACGGATTAAAGATGAGTTATCTCTATTCTCTTCTTGTGCAAAAGAGTATAGTTTATCAAACACATCTACACCCATAAATTGAGCTAAGATTTCCTTTCTCTCAGTTTGAGATTTATCAATAAATAAAGCGTTGTTTCCTTGAAGAGAAAGAGTGGTTAAAACGAAATCATCATAAGTACCTAAGTATTGTTGAATATTTGCGTTGGTTTCTCTTCTCTGCTCTCCATTTAAAGAAGTGATACCACCATCATCTTCTCTCCAAAAAGAAACATCTACTTTTACATTCTTACCTTTGTTGATTAGTTTAGCACTTCTTTCAATAAAGTAATCTACACCATCAATCTGAAAACTTAATTTACAATAGAATTTATCTTTTCTATTATTCATTATGTTTTTTGCCATATAAGTTCTACTCGTCTTATCGAAAATACAAAATGAGATAGCATCAAATAAAGATGATTTACCACTAGCGTTTGGTGCAAATACTCCCACCATTCCTTTAGCGTTATCGAATCTAATTTTGTTGTTCTCACCATAAGAGAACATATTAGAGAACTCAAATGTCTTTGGTATCCATTGGATGTTCGGTACAACATCATCATCTACCAACTTTGTATTCATATCCCTATTGAGTTGTTGAATCTTATCAACAGTATCCTCATCTGCTAAGTATTGTCTTTCTAAGTAATCCTTAATCAGTTCGTTTTGGAATTCCACATCTCTCACATTTCCGATTGCCAACTTATCATCAAAGTTACCAGTCTTTTGTTTTGAGAGTGTATCCATTCTCGTAACAGTAAATTCCTCTACCTTATATTTCTTTTTGATTTCAGTTAATGCTCTCTTAATCTGAGTTGGGTCAGTATTTGAAATACGAACTCTCAATCGGGGTTTCTTTGGCATATCTGAAACATTTGGAACTACACCATCGTTTACATCTAAGGTATAGAATCCATAATCATTTTCAATATCAAACTCTTCGAACGTTCTACTTTCAACATCCCATAATAGATAACCATGCTTATCCAATGCTTCTCCGTGATTTTGTTGAATCATAGAACCAGCATATGCAATCGTTGGTGAACCTAAAGTTTGTCTTTTGTGGATATCACCTAACATCACCATATCAAATCCTTCAAACATATCAGTTGTGAATGAGTTGGATGATACAGTGTATCCGATATCAGTTTGTGCTAAGTTTACAGGTCCATGGAATAAACATATAGTATTCTCACCTTCTACCAATTCCGCCTTTGGCCAATTCTCTTTTTCATCGAGTATCGAATATACCACAAAAGTAATATTATGGAAGGGATAGATACCAGTATCTCTAAGGTAATGTATTCTTTCATTGTTTAAGTTTTCTACGATTGGAGTTAGTACATCCAAACGATAATTATTATTTAGGTTACAATCGTGATTACCAGTAATCATAAATGTTTCCTTTCGATTAGCACACTCAGTTAAGAACCAACTAATCTCCCTTACTAATTCGGGACTCATTTCGGTTTTAGCATGTGCAATATCACCAGCTAAATAAATGATAGAGTTTTCGATATTATCTCTATCTACATTATCTAAGAACTTTTGGAATACTTCTCTATACTCCGTATGTCTTTTCAAATTACGGATATGTAAATCCGCTAAATGGTAAATCTTTTCTACCTTCATAAATTGTTTAGTTTTGATAGGATTAAATCATCCCAACCACTTTCTTCGGTTTCTTTTAGTAATTCGTTTACTTTATCAAATCCCAACTCACCTGCATCTGAATTTCCGTTTGGAATGATGTTCGTTACTTTTATACCATTTTGAATAAAGTAATTAGCGTGTTGTGTGGAATCATCCACTGCATCTGAATCTAATAGTATGTTGATTTCCCTTACACCTTTTTCGAAAATCTTTTCTTTCAAAGTTCGAGGTAGAAACTTCCCTAAGATTGGGATTACGTTTCTCTTAACTGCGAATGAATCAAACACACCTTCAACTAAGGTGATTGGCTCATTCCAATTAATTTGGTTATCAAATACAATTACATTTCTACTGACTGGTGGATTTTTATACTTCATAGTTGAATCCTTATAAAAGGAACGAGCTATAAAATAGTTCAGTTCACCCTCTTCACTATAAGATGGAATAATCACTCTACCACCATACAATCCATCTTCACAATACCCAATATTGTATTTTAATACCTCATCCATTGTAATACCTCTATTCAGTAGATATCCAATAGCCTGATTGTAAATTGGGTTGATTGATTTCGGTTTGTGGTAGAGTGATTTAAATTCCTTTGGTAGTTTGAGTACTACCTTTTCAATCTCCCTTTGATTGTTAGTTGGCTTGTATTCACCATATATAGAAATAATTTTACCTATATCATTTCTATCAACATTTAAGCGATTGAGTAGTGATTGGATACTTCTACCCTTTGAATCACATACCCAACAATGCCAATATTGAGTTTCAACATTTATTTGTAGTTTCTTCTTATGGTGGTGGCAGAACGGACAATGATGTGCCTGTTCATTTCCCTTTAAAGATGAACCAACACCTAAAGCAGAATCTAATACATTAATAACAACTAATTTGTTTCTAGCGGAGAGCATAAACTTTAATTTGGAACAAATATACGAAAAATATTTGGATTTACCAAATTATCCTATTGTTGAATCTGATATATCAAACATAAAACTACCTAATCGTTTTAAACTATCGATGATATCTTTATCGACTTTACGAGCTTCCATTTCTTTGACTAGATGTTGAACTGATTTAATTCCAATCTTTAATGCATCATCTTTTGCGTTCAATGAATTTGGATTTACTCCATACTTCTGTGCTATTTGTTGTAAGTTCATAATATTATTTTGTGTATATACAATTAAACACTAATATACAAATAATATTTTACTTATCCAAATCTTTTCTATAAAATTTTCCTAATATATTTCCGTTGAGAGAATTATCATCTGATAGTACATCGTAATGAAACATCCAATGTACTTCGTAGTATGATAATGATTTTTTGGAATAGCAGAATTGTAGTATTTTACGTTTGAACTCATCTTCCTTTCCTTCTGAGATTTGTTCTCTTATCCAATCGTTTGATGAATAGTATTTCTGCCAGTCAGATGATTTTCTAACTTTTTTCTTTTTTGGTAGTGAACCCCTTATACCTTTTAACTTTCGTTCTTCTTTGATACGAGCTAATTCTCTAACTCCGATTTTTACATTTCGGACACTCTCTAAGGATTTCTTACCAATATAATATTTGCCGGTAGGAATGTGTTCAATCATATAAACAAATCCTACGGCATCTTCAGGTATAACTTCTTCGGTAACATCGTTACCTTCCCATAACCAATTTAACATTCAATTTATTTAAATATATCAGAATAAGGTTTTGCAGGAGTATGCCCAGCTGCACCTTTTCCTAATTTTCTACCACCTGATTTTTCGATGGCTTTTTCATCCTTTGATAAATCCAATCCACCATCTGCTTCTAATGGTGTTTTATCACCACCTTTAGTATTTGCTTTTGATGCTGCTGGTGGAGTTTGTTTTAATCTTTCTTCTAAAGTCATAATAGTCTTTTTTATATTATATAAATATTATCTTATGTATCGAAACGAACGATGAAGTTGACTGGGTAATCGGGTAGTGATTTAATCGGTTGTGGTAATTTAGCCACAGCCACCATATTCAATTCATCATCATATAAACCTATTGTTGTTATAAATGGTGCAAGATATGAACCAGTCTGGTCAACCGAACTACTAACTATGTAATCATCAAAACTTCCCTCAGTAACACCATCTAAAGATGAAACGATTGGGTGGTTTGCGTTTTTAATATATTTAGCTCCCGGTTGATAAAATGATTGAGATACCATTGTACCATCAATCAATCGTGTCTTTGGTTTTGTGATTGATGTAGTAATCTTTTTACCACCAACTTCATATACAGCAGATGGGTTTTGTGAAACATTGAATTCATTCTCCAATACCGAAAGGAATATCTCATTCTCATAAATTGTCATTGTAGAACGATATGATACATCAAATGATGATAGTGATGAATCCTCAACAATTCCATCGGTTAGTACAACCAATCCCCTATCATAGAATACATTACCCTTTATATTAGATGCCGAATCTATTAAGTTTGAATTACCATCATCAGTTGCCGTTATTGAACCATACTCAACTATCATTGAACCTACTTTAATTCCCTCACCATAGTATTGTTGTGAGATTGGGATTACTCCAATAGTATCACCAATAACCCTTTCATTAGTTGATGTATATGATTCTCTCTTACCAACTTCGGTTACAATAGATGATGTGGCTGGGTTTAAATAGAATTGTGCTTTAATAGAATCATACAATGTTCTTTTTGAGATACCATTAGTATTTGTTGAATCAGTATCCACATCATATAAATCAGTCTGATTAGTTCCATACATTGGGGTAATATCAGTTTCATCCAAAGTCCACTCTTTGTAAACTTTGAAAGGTCTAACTACTACATCCGATTTTGGTATTTCTTTAATCATTTAAAATACTTTTCTATAAATATCAAAAAACAAAAAACCCCACCGAAGTGAGGTTCTTAGTATATCAATAAAAATTCTTAGAAAGAAAGTTTTACTTTAATTAGAACTTCCTTATCAAATGATTTTTCAATCGGTTGAGAAGTTTTAGCTACTGCAATCATCTCATTTGAATCGTTCAATAAACCCACCGTTGTAATGTAAGTTTTTGGGTCGGTTTCAAATGTAGTTTCAGCGAACGTTCCGTTTGCGTTTACATATGTTGGGTTGTTTGAGTAGTTGAACTCTCTATTTGTTGCTCTTACGAAGAAGTGTTGTGTAGATACATTTTCAGTTCTTCTCGCTTGGAAATCACCACCTAAACGAATTGAGTTTACCAATCTTTCTTGGTTTTGCTTATCAGCATCTACACCCAAATCACCAGCGATACTTACCTCAGAACCATCAACACCGATGTTTCCAACAGTATCTTCTAATGCGGCTGGAGATAGAACTATGATACCTCTATCAGGGTAGAATAATCCAAACCCTACATCTCCAGATGAAGTTACAGTATTAATCGTTGCTTCGTTTTCAGTACCTAAGTTAAGTGAACCACTTACTACTTTAAATACTCTACCAGCTTTTCCTAATGTATCTCCAAATTTCTTACCACTGTCATCAATGAAAGTGAAAGTACCATTTGAACCACTTAATTGTAATGACCAGTTACCTGGATCCATTTTTTCTCTATATCTAGCTCTATTTACGTTGATTACATAAATATCATTCGAATCATCAGAATTACCAGCACCATCTTCAAATGAGAACTTATCATCGGTTGGGTCTAATAAAATAGATTTATACTGAGCGTAAGTTGCTTTAGTTGGTAACAATGCATCATCTGATGCTTGTAATGAAATAGAACCACTACCATTAACGTGTCCGTATGCTACTGCGAATTGTACTTCTGCTGAAGAATTAGTTGCAGGGTCTGATTCGTATACATTATAGTAATACTCACCAGATGCTGCTGCTACTTGAGTTGATGATGTAAATGCGTTTACTAAAGAACCAGAATCACCAGTCCATAAACCAGTTGTTACTACTTCTACTTTAGAATTTACTTTATCAAACTCACCGAATCTTTTATATACACCAGATGATACACCTGTTGCTAATGAGATTTGCTGTCCACCAGGTAATGCAGAATTCAAAAGGGCTACTACATCAGAACTGTCGATAGTTCCACCTTGTGCTAAGGCCTGTAATTGATTAGTTATATTTGGGTCGTTTATAATTGCCATATCTTATTTCCTTTATACGTTACTTCTATAAGTTACTACAACAGGAATGGTTTGTGAACCACCAGTTTCGTTACCATAGACTGTGATAGTTGTTGATACATTTGAAGTTAACGATGGATTCGGACTGAATGTAAATCCTAAACCACTTACAACTTGTGCGGTTGTGGTTACTTCCTCTCCTAAGAAAACAGGAACCGAACCGGCTGCTGTTGCTCCTTGTGTTACTGCTAATGTACCAGCTCTTTGGTCTGCTAATACAACAGTATATCCAGCGTTTGTATTTCCTTGAGGTGAAGTTGTTGGTGAAAGAGAAACTTGTCCTTCATCTTGATAAACCCCTATTGAAGGAATACCCAATGCTACGATTGGAATTTGTGTTGTACCTTTTGGTAATGTAACTAACTTGTATCTTAATACTTGTGTTTCGTCAGGACTTGCTTCCGTAATTGGAATCGCCTTAATTGCCGAATCATAAAACGCTGACCCCTTTGGGTGCGCTGGTTCGTACAATGTATAGTCAATCTCATCATCTCCTAATGCGAATTTGGAAATTCCGAGGGATTGACCCGATGCCAACTTCTGTCTACCTTTTTTGGTAAGAATCGCATCGACTGTAATTGATGTGTTGTCTAAATATCCCATAATTTATTTAATCCCTTTTGATTATCTATAAATATAACTTTTTTCAAATTTAATTAATCTGCCTCTAATATAGGTTCACCACTACCTCTACCAGTATTAGCCACCCTAAGAATGTTAGGATTTGTAGTAAATGTTTCAACAGGTGATAACCCATCAGGCGTTGTATCGGCTGTTTGTTTAGAACCTTCGAAGAACGAATATTTCAAACCTTGTGATAAATTGTTTTTGTAACGATAGTGTGTTGGGAAATATCCATCCAATGGAGTTACTTCAACAATATCATTACCAACAGATGGGTCGATTGAACCAAATGGTGTTTTACTTATTCTATATCTATATTTTGTTATCTCAGTATTCTCATATTTAACTGGTTCGTTATTTGTTGTAGCAGGCCATCCTTCGGTTTGCGTTGATACTAACTCAATATACGATTCCTTAACCAAATAAACTTGCCCTCTGGTTGAAGTTAGGTTACCAAATATATCCAAATCGCTTAAAATACTATGCTTCTCAATCGGTGAATATAACCCATACCCAGCCACATCTAAAGAATTAGCATCCATACCAATTTGTTCAAATCCAAATGATGTTGCAGTTGAATCCAACCTACTACCATCAGGTACATCTATCTCCAAATTGTATGTTGGATATGTTCCTTCCAATTCAGTATCATCATCAACAACTATTTCAGAATTATAGAATGGTGTAGCTGATGTTAGGTTTACATCCTCTTCAGCATCTACGATACCATCATAGTTATCGTATTGATATGATAGGTTCGCATCTCGTTCAGCATCTAAGTTTCCTTCAAACTGATTATTATCACCAATTAAATTTACATCATCATCAACATCAACAAACGATTCATAATCCCTTTGTACCGATGTTGGTTTATCCCATTTAGTTTTACTTCTCTCTAAATAGTGAGGTTCAATCAATAACCCCTTAGATACTTTTGCTCTAGCAGGTACTAAATCTTCCAATACATCAAATAATGATTTATCGATGTACCTTACTAATCTAATGTACTCATAGATATCCCTATCCAATCTTTCAAAATAGTAATCTCTTAAACCTTTTAATTCTGAGTAATCATCTTTATATTCATCGGATGGATTTCCAATATAATTATCAATATTAAAGTTGCCAATTGATTTGATGATATCCATATTCAACTCCTTAATTGGTGAGAAGAATAATCCTAATCGAGATGAATCAATTGGTGCTCTATCTAATGATTTTTGAGTTGCTCTTACTTTATGTGATAAATCACCAACTAAAGTTTGAGTTTCAAATCTAATCTTATCGGCTTGGTTAAACCCTAATGATGGAACTTGAGCTGTTACACTTCTTTCATAAGTTTCATAATTGAATGGATACGTTGTTTCGTTTGTAAATCCAACTGCCGATGATGATGGTACATTATATGTTTCTGCAATAGCAACATTTATAATATCAGTATCACCAGATGTATGTCTATTTTTTGGATATTCAAAATCATGCCTCAATATCAATTCGGTAGATGATGCTGAATAGTGGTTACCATTCGTTGCATCAGGCATCTTAGTATGTGTTGTTATTACACCATCCTCCAATGGAGTGTTCCATAATCTAAATTCATCAATCGATGTGAATGATGAACTACCCACCATTAATTCAGTTGCATTACCCCAATAAGAACTACTAAGTTCTTTGGTGTAAGAATCATCAATTATCAATCTATCATTTACAGATTGTTTTAAATATAGTGAGTATGAACCAGAGTTAAGTGAATCATCTGCTCTGGTAATAGCTATCGTTTTATATTCACCATCAAATAACTTTCGTTCGTTGGTTTCTATTGTTTGTGGTTCACCAGATGGAGTCAATCCACTACCAGAATACATTGAGAATACCACCCTACCAAATGAACCAGTTGTTTGAACTGCCTCTAATTCAAAATAAGTATTAGCACCCGCTATACCCTTTACCAAATTATGAGTTTGAGATTTATTAAACTTAACGTTCATCTCAATACTTAATGGTAACTCAGATGAGTTCCATTCCGTTAGTATATGTTGAGAACCACTTAGTAATATTGCGGCTGTTCTATCTTCAAATGTGAATGGTTGAGTACCTCCATCAGTTGGGTCAGTTGGTCCACCAAACTCCATAATTGTAAGGAGTGATTGTGGAACACCATAACAAGCCATCACTGCTTTCAAAGAACGAGATGTTCCTTTGTGTTTTAGTAAGTAAGGTAAGTTGTTAAGTATTCTTCTCCAAACTTCTTCGTTTGCTGATTTAAGTGATTGTTGATATTTTTGTGTACCATCTTTATACTGTCCGAATGCATACTCCCATAAGAATTGAGAATCGTAAGCTTTCTTACCTTCCCATCCCATAGATTCCAACATAGAATAAACCAATTCGTTTGAGAATCCTTTATCAGCTTTATGTTGTGGAGTTTTAAGTTTTGTTAATGCGTTTATGTATGCCCAAATAATATCAAAGTGATGTCCTAACATATCCATAAACAACATGAAATCCACATTCTGATAATCTTCTTTGATAAACTCAGGAAGATTATTGTTTAGGTAATCTACATTGTTTCTATCGAAATCTGCTGCTTCATTAACAGCGGAGTTGTACCATACAGTTACCTCAGAATCGGATGAATTTCTAATGACACTACCATCCTTTGGATATGCCAAATCACTATTAGATGTATATAGGAAATTTTCAAATCCATCAAATGATGTGATTACATTATTTATATTATCTAATTGTTGTTTTGATTGTATTAAGGATATTGTGGTTACATTTGTAGCATCCGTTTTTAACTCCTCATCACTTTCAGTTGTTAAGAAGTAACCATCAAATACACCACCCTCAGCAAGTATTGATGAGAGTTGTACTCCAGTTGTTGAAGTCAATTCAGTATACTTAGCTTGATACGATTCTAATAATTCAATTTTGTATAAGAAGTTTTTAATTCTCTCTTCAGCTGAACCGAATTGTATAAAATTATCAAAGTAGTAATTTGAACCAGTAGTATATTCTATATTTAACTTTTCAGTATCAATACCTAAGCCAGAAACATATTTTCTAACTAAATCGGTATTTGTAGTTGAACCACTAGCTAATAAGTCATCATATACTTGATACCCAATTCCGTTATCGGGCTCTAAACTAAAGTTAGGTCCTTTTAGTGGTGGACAATAATCAACATCTTCACCAACCATTGTTACAGTATCAATGATAGGTTCTGATTGTATTTTTGTTATCCAAACTTTATCGTTTGGTTGAACTGATGTTGGTAATGGTTCGTATAATTTTAGAATCAATGAATCATCATCACCTACCCAAGTTGTTATAACTTTATTATCACCATCACCTAAATGTAGTAAATGAGTTAAGTATTCAGTATTATCAAATTCACAATTTGTAAATTGAGTGATAAACCCTTCAGCCAATCTATTTATAGCAGTTTCCCTTGGTATATCTAAATCACCTTTATCGAATAAAACTTTAATAACTTCAGTCTCACCACTAACTACATCCTTTGTCTTTGCATTAAATGGTGTAAGGTTTATTGGTATGTATATTTTATCACCATCACTACCTTCTAAAATATCAGGATATTGTGTGATAAGTTCTTTTACATTAAATCTTAATTCAGTATCAGAAGTTTTATAAGCTACCTTTGTGCTACCAATACCAACTTCTATATATGAGGTATCGGTGGTTTCAAATGATATTGAAAAATCAACATCATAACCAGCAAAATCAGCTCCACTTACTTCCTTTGGATATTTAATCTGCCTAATATCAGGAACATCAACATATACATCATCTACTACATTGATTACTAAATCCAATCCTCTTGATGATACATCAATTGTTTCAACATCCAAAATACCTTCATCTAATTTTTCAATTAAAGGTTTAGGTCTATCCGATACTGAAATATCAGGTAAATTTGTTTTTAATCCTAAATCATTAATTGGTTTTATTGGGTAGTTTATATTATTAATTGGCTTAGTTAATAGTGATTGATTTAACGTATCCGATAATGAAATAGTAGACATTATTGATGTATTAGTAGAACCTCGTCCACTAACTCGCCTCCTCATAAAAAAAGGTATTTTGTTTACTGCCATCTTTATAAAAATCTTATATTTCGTACACTATTATTTTGGTTTAAATCCAATCTACGACCAAAAAAACCACGTCTACGTCTATTTCTACCCGATAATCCATTACTAATATTATTTGATGATGTTGAATATCGATTAAATCTATCAGTTAACTTTGGTAAATCAGGTTTAGGTATTTCACTTGTATCATATTTAATTTTAACCCGTTTAGGTTCTATGATATCACCAATTGGAGCTGGTCTAACTTGGTTTTCATAATCATCCAAAGAAAATGGATATATTTTAATATTATATTTTCCAATCTTTTCAAATACATCATGCGGAATCGTTATACCACATAAATTACCATTATCCAAATCATCAAATTCTATGATATCATCACCCACTATAATAGTTATAGCTTCCACATCTTCATTTTTTCTGAACATTAATGGTACACCCACTTCTGAGTTTATGTTATATGTTCTTGCATCAGTTTTGACCAATTCTATTTGTGGATTTAATACAGGTAATTGTGGCTCTATTTCTTCAGTTTCTATTTGAATTTCATAAGAAGTATTTAATAGTATATCCACATCTAAACTCTCACCATCCCCAGCAATTTCAGTAATTGGACCCACTGTATCAGGTACTCTATTGTATATTATTCTCACAATTCGATATAACGATGTATCGGATGAAGATATTTTGTACTTAGTACCATTCTTATCTGTATAAGAACTTTCACCAATGTTTGGAAAAAATGTAGCATTAGTTGTACTATTTTTTACAACACTAACTGGGTTACCTTTACCACTAATTAGGAATTTAATATTATAATCAGTAGGTTCTACGATTTCAACAGGACTTTTTGATAATGTAAATGATAATTCTTTTGAACTACCATCATTTTGTATATATCTCTGCTCTATGTTGTTTATATAATACCTAACACTAATGCCAGTTTGAGATAAATTACCATAACCACCATTATATGCATAATAGGGTGTTATTGGGGTTCCATTTGTATTTAATGAAATTACATATTTTTCATTAGATACATATCCATTTTTACTAAGTGTTATGGTCTTAGAACCACCCTCTATTAATTCCTGTTTTGAGATTGTAAGTTGAGATGGTGTTCGATATGCAGAAATTTCACCATTTATTAGTACAAAAGCACCTCTTATGTTTGATTTAATATTGAGTACATAGTTGGATTGTGTAATCCTAACACCACCACCACCACCAGTACTACCACCACCTTCATTATCAGCAGCCATTAGGTAGTTTCTAGAACTAGAACCCCCAAAAACATCGAAACCATCTTGTTCGTTGTTATTATTACCAAAATCATCAAATAGTTGTGCCATATGTATAAATATTGTTAAATGATATTAGTATTAAGAAATGCCTGGTCTATCACCATATGAGCGATTCGAGTTTCGTCTGTTATTTCTTGTTCTATCACGACTACCAAATCCAAATAATCTACGTTTTCTACGTTTGATTGGATTTGGTTTTGTAAATTTTATAGGTAATTCAGCGGGTACTTCCTTTATAATTTCCTTACTTATTTTTTGAGATTCTTGAACTTCCTTTTTCTTTTCTCTCGTAACTTCCACCTCTACTTTTTTAGGTCTAATCACTACATCAGATTCCCTACGTTGTAAGATTCTACCAACATCATCCATACTAGCATCTAACTCAGTTTGAACATTTGTAGATGATTGTATAGTTCTATTAGGTAAAAATTTATCAATAACTTCTATTAAAATTCGTTGTGCTACAAAATATACATCTTCTTTTGAAAATTTAATAGAAGGTTTTGATTTCTTTTCCTTACCATAGTTTGGACTTGATATAGATGAAACTCTATTAGAAAACTCATAACCCATAGCCTGCGTAAAAGACATATGAATTTTCGTTGCTAAAATATCCAATCCATTTATACCAAATTCAGATATAAATTCATTATAATAAGATTCACCATAAGTATTTTTAATAAACGAACTTACATCAGATGGATTTATAGTATTAATAAAATTACCTATAAATGGAGTAATATCATCTCTAAAGTTGGAATTTTCATTAACCATTATATTAAATCTATCAAATAAATCAGTTTGCTTAGATACTTTATTTGAGATAGGTAATAATCTAACTTCGGTTCTGGATGGAGATATTTCACTTATCCATAATTTTTCGTTTGGAGAGTTATAACCTACTCGTTTATTTAATAGTGTAATTTGCGTTTTAAAAATACCATTATTATAACCACCTTCTTTTATCAAACGCTCTACATCAATAAAATATTCCGATGGAAATTGAAATGCTTGAAATTCAGTACCATCGGCTATTAAAAAATAATCTTTTATGTTTTCCGAATTTAAAGGAACGTATCTAACCGATTCACCAAATTCACCTTGTGGTAATTGGTTATCATTTACATCATATAAGATAAACTCAATCATATCAGAATCAGAAAATCCGAAGAAAGATTGTAATGTACCTTCTTCGAATATCTCCCTATCCTTTGATGAGATACGATATCCTTTGTTATCTATTATTTCTTTAAATGTTCTAATAGCCATTATCCTCTATTTTTTCTTAAATCGGTTTTTAGGGTTACCTCATCATTTGTACCATCCGCAAATGTTACCTTAACTTTTAATGATAATCCTTTATAATTTTGTCCTTTTCCCTTCCAACCAAATGTTCTTCTTCTTGGTTGAATACCTTTTTTCTTAGATGTACCAATTACACCATTATCAAATTCACAATCATATGTTTCTGAACTTTCAGGTTCAATTGAACTTGCTCCCGATTTTACTTTAAACCATTTAGGACTTCCAGAAAATTCAAATGAAATATTAGTTATTTTATTATCAGTAGTAACGTTACTTACTTCTATTGTATTTGTCATTTTACGAGAACCTGCATCTTTAGCACTACATTTAGCATATAAGTCTGCTGTTAATTGTTCCGCATCACCATCTCCATTATTTACTTTAACAGTAAATCCATTATCACCACCACTAATAGCCCCTTCAGCGGTTTGTGCTGATAAACCAAATAATTGTTCCCTTAATGATTCGTTCTCTTGAAGTAGAGCTTCATTTCTAGCGGTTAAAGATACTCTTTGAATCGATTCATTAATTGAGTTCTGAATAGCGTTTGATAAATCGATAGTAGTTGATGCCACTTGCTCATTTGCCGTAGTAGCTTGTTGTTCAGCAATATTAGCTTTCAATCTTTCATTATCGGCTTCAATTTTCAAACTTTCACTTACGATTTGTAATTCACTTATCTCAGAATTCAATACACCAACTTCATTAGTTAAATTTTGGACTTGTAAAGTTAAATCGTTGATTGACTGTGTTGCTACATTATAAACCGAACGGAGTACCATATCAGGTAACTCAGGTGCTTCTTGTGGAAGTAGTTCGAATATCTCAGTATCTATTGATTTCTTCAACTCTGAGTTATTGTACTTTGGTCGTATTAACTTTCCACTTATAATACCATCACCTAAATCAGATTCCTTAAATAGACGTACACCAGCGGAGTTCTTATCACCTAAAGCGTTAGAACCTTTCGTTAGTAATTCTTGAACCTTTTGTTCATTTTTTAATCCGCTGTTTTTCATCCTTATGAAATTACGCTAAATGTATAATCCTCATCAAAGAAGTAATCAACTCCTCCGATTGTAGTTTTTAATTCGATTTTATATACTCTATCCACTTCCCAATTTGATAAATTTAAATTGAAGAAGTTACCATTAGAATCACAACTTAATTTTGTGTAATCCGAAAATGGTACTATTATATCATTAGAGTGATAATCTCTGATTTGATAATATGATGTTGTTGGTAAGAATTTAGTAATACCATATTGAGCCGTTGATGAGAATGTTTTGGCTGGGTATAAATCCCTACCCACTACTCTTAACTTAGGTGTTGTATTTACTTTGTATTCTTTTTTAAAGTTTCTAATACCAACTTTGATTTCCTCCGAATCCAATTCAGTTAATGAACCCGTTGTGAAAGTTACATCATCCCAACCAATCCTAACTTTAGGTTGGTGGATTGTATGTGTTTCTTTGGAAAAGAATCTTAATATACCATAATCATTAGTATCCTCTTCTACCGAATTTTCATGCTTTATAATCAATCCATCGTTTTGGATTGAACCACTTAACCAAGATTGGAAAATGGAACTTATATCAGCGTTTATATCTTTTGTTTTGTATGCAAAATCCTGCGAACTACTTAGGTTAGAATACCATACTCCACCTCTACCAGCAAATGAACCAGTTGAGTTTGGGGCAAATACAATAGAACCATTTACAACATTATTTACCCATCTATCCGATGAATCACCTTCTCTATAATTCCAAGTTACACCAGATGTTGTTATATCATCAAAACGAGTACCATTACCCATTTCCCAAGAAGCTGAGATTGGGTTTATATCGATTGTAAAATTTAATGGTAGTTCCTCTGATTCAGTTTCCCTTAATACCAAAGTTGCTTCCTCAAATCCAACATCCCCATTAGATAGTGATGATGAAAAGTTATCTACATTAAATTGTATTAATGCTCTGGATACATCTTTGATGTTACCATAGTAAACTTTACTTACTTCTAATATTTCATCCAAACCACAATTTTGGTCAGGTTGTTGTAAGTAAACCGATGCATCCTTTGATGCTGTTAAGAAATAATATGCCATTATCTTGCTCTTCCTTTTATATCCGCATCTGGGAATTTAACTTCGAAAACCGATGGGTCTAAAGATGGATATAAAATCTTATCTTTAATTGCCGCTTCTATATTGTATGAATTAGGTGCATAGTTACCATGACATTTGTTCACAATTTTTAATTTTGGAACTGAACTCACACCTTCAACATTTCCTACTATCAATTCCAATTCAGATAGGTTGATTGTATTGTTGAAAGTCCAATTATTAATATTTAAATAATCTTTTAATTCAGAAATACAATTTCCAATAACTTCGGATTTATTGTAGTTCTTATATGTAATGATTTCAAATTCAACACCAATATTGATAATAAACCCATCGTTGATATTTACACCATCGGTTAGGATTTTATATTCACTTAAATATGTTTTTAAATTTTCCTTTACTGCACTATTTAATGAAGTGAGTTTACCATCCGAATCATATCCTAATAAGTAAAGGTTGATTGCAAATGGATTATTCTTTTCGTTTTCATTTGATGTTTTACCAACTAAGAACTTTTGAAGTTCAGTTTGAACACTTCGTCTATCCGGCTCTTCCGTATCAGGCTTATCCACAAAGCTCATTACCAAATCAGTAAACTCTTGCAGAGCTTTTGGGGAACTTAAAATAGATGATGGTGAGTTATTATCCAATGTACCATCCGCCGTAGCGTAAGCTTTTGCAATTGAACCATACTTAGTTGGCATCGATAATACTCTTATTTGATAATCCTTTGCGGTTACTGCTCTATTTTGAGAACCAAAGTTTGCTAAAGCGTTTTCTCTAATCTCTTCTAAAGTATCACCACCTTTACCACCAGTTGCAGGAACTTCGTTATCAACTGCTATTGAGTTTTTAGCTGCGTTGTATAATGATAACTGATTTGGTGTGAGTAACGTTGTATCCTCATCATACTCTACATTTCTTATTTGAGTGATTGTTCCCTTTTTCACATTTGATTCAACACCACCACCAACTAAATACTTAACAGTCAAAGTTGTATTCGATGGGGATGTACCATATGTTTGTGTTTTCAAAAAGTTTGTTGGGTCAAACGATGCATCTAATTTAGATATTGAATTCGGTAATCCCAATCCTACATTTTTTAATGATGGAATAATAGTTTCCTCACTAACAGTTGGGTCACCAGCTCCAAATTGGATAGTAGTTGTACTATCACCATTCACCTGCCTTACAAATCTACGAGATGTTTTTAATGTATTTAATACATATGGAACTGTTGATTTGAATTGGTATAAGTCCGGGTCATTTGCTTCAGTATTTGGATAATCAGTAAATACTAACTCTTGTGCTAGATATGGAACTTCATACCATTTGTTTCCATTTGAATCTCTTACATCGTAAATATCTATGATGTTGGTATCACTTAAATTAATACTTTGAAATTCTTGATATGAACCAAATTCAAATTCTTGTTCTTCTATTTGAGCCGATATAGCTTTAACTTGCTTTTTAACCAAATAGAATGATGTTTCACCAGTTACCGAATCCGTTTGATATATTGTAATCTCTCTATCAGTATCATCGGAAAAGTCAACCACATCTTGTGTAATGAAAGATACACCATTAGTAGATTCAACCAACATACCCTCTTTGATTCGTAACAAATAGGTTTCATCATATGTGTTATCCGTACCATTTCCAATTGAAGGAACTAATTGATAAACCGATAAGGTTGTTACGGACGGTGATGATACTTTTGGCTTATATCCCAAATATTGTGAAAGTGCAATTACGTTCTCAATATCATCCGCATGAACCATTAAGGATTCTTTAAGAGTATCATCAATATAATATGAAAGTGAATCACCAATATAAGATGCCATCTCAATAAACATCATACCTGGTGATGATTCATTGAAATCAGAATAGGTTGTTGGGAAATAAGTTTTAGCAAACTCAATTAAGTTACCTCTAAACTCAGCAAAATCCTTATTGAGGTATTTTATATCCTTACCCCTATTCTTAAAATTCTTTGTTGTTTTTGTAATTGCCATATCGTATTATCCCTGTACTGTAAATGTTAATGTTTCTAAATTGATATCATCACCAATTCTAAAATCAATTGAAACATTTAATTGGTTATTATCTTTCAACTCATCGGTTGTTTCAATATCAATTTGTTCTGCTGTAACGTATGGTAGCCATTGTTCTAAACTTTCATTAATAGTATCCTCAAGTCTACCTTCCAAATCATCAACATTTGGTTCGAATAACAATGATTGTAATCCACTACCAAATTCTGGTTGTAATATTCGTTCACCTCTTTTTGTTAAAAGTAAGTTTTTAATATTAGATTTAACTTGGTCTTTTGTGAGATAAGATTGCTCGAAAGTATTCTCACCAAACGTTAATGGTAAGGTGATACCAATTGCGTAGTTTGCAAAATCTTTGGTATCTTTTACAATCTTTCTTCCTAACTCAACTGCCATAATCTATATTACATTCCCGGTCTATAAGGACCTTTCTTCTTATCTAATGCTTTCATCAATCCACTATAATCTCTATTCAATGCTTTATCAATAGATGGATTACCTGTTTGTACTCCTAATCCTTGTCTTTGACCTGGTTGAACCATATCACCATATCCCATTTTTTGTGCTATATTTCCAGCACCCAATGTATGAGTTGAGTTTGAATCAAAATGCATAGTTCCATTTGATACCTCAGTTGGTGCACCAGCATAAGATGGTGTTGGTGTGTTTTGAGAACCATTAAATGGTTGAGTTTGTTGTAGTATTTCGTTTAACACCGGATTCTTACTCAACTTTCTTTGTGTTTGTTGAGTTTGATGTTGGGTTGGCTGATGTACTACACTTTCCATAACAGTCTCATCCATAAATGTTGGTTGTTGAGGCTTTTGTGGTTTAAGAGCTTCTCTCAATTGTTTGTTTTCTTTCAACAACTTAGCCATCTCTCTTTTCACACCTTCTTTAACCAATTTAGGAAGAGCTTCTTTAATTTCTTCTTTAACAATAATTTGTATTGCTTTGACTAATTTATCAGTATTCATTATATAAAATGTTTTCCTTTCTATATAAATATTTGTTTTGGGTTTTTTCGTTTTTTATTCACACTTAGTACCACCCATCTGAATTTGTTGTTTAAAATCTTCCACAATCTTATCAATTTCCAATGCATTATCCACATCCGATGGTATGGAAACACTTATCACATTTTCTAATGAAGTATTACCATCTAACTCATCAACTATTTCATTACCTTGTCCAATGTTATCACCACCATTTTCATCGGATATATTAATATCCGTATCAGGTTGTTCGATTCCCGGCGGTTCACTACCATCTTCCGATGGGAAGTTGATATTTGGAATTGGTATAGCAGGTGGTACTAAATAACCAGTCCATGGAATAACACCTGGGGCTGGTATTGGTGATGGTGCTGATGGGTATAATGATGTTGTTTGTATAAAACCACCAATTGAAAATAAATGTATCAATGCCGCAAGTATAAACATATCTACCATCGTTTCCTGCTTCCTTACTGGTCTTAGTGGTGGATATATCGGCCATGTTCCCACATTAACCACAACATTTGAATTTACTGAGATGTTTTGTATTGAACCTGGTGCTGGTATTAATGGAATTGGGAATGGTTTCATTTGAGCTCCCGCCCAATATGCCTTTACACCATTTCCGAATTCGTTTACTAATGAAAAGTTTTGACCCGGTGGAGTTGTAAATCCTTTTAATAATGCAACCTTAAATAAGGTTTCCATTATTGCCTTATTACCACTTTGTATTGATTCAAAGTTTATAAAATCCTTACCTCTTTTTACAGCAGCATCATATTCATCAGCCCAAATCTTAGCAACCTGATTTATATTGTTGTTGTTAAACTTAGGATTAGTTTTTCGGATTATATTTGCTTTGAATAAACTCCAAGACATTATGATGTTTTGTTTAGATTACTCAACATTGTTTTTAATTGAGATTTCACTTTACTAAATGATGCTACATTTATTGGTATCGATGATGTACCAGCTGCCGTTGCTACTGTCATAGCTTCGATTGCTGTAATCAGCTCAGTCATTAGTTGTACTAATGTTTCACCTTTTACTAATGATTCTAAGTTTGTATTACCTAAGTTTATATTACCATTACCACTATTGATATTCACATTTCTATCGTTAGTTGTTATATTGATATCATCATTTACGTTCATCCGAATACCAAACTTATTATCAATAGATAATTCACCATCTGAAATAAATCCGTAGTTTCCTTTAGAATAGAAAATCATTTCGGATGTTTTTGCAGAGAATATCAATCTATCCGAATTTAATAGTATTTGATTTCCCTTCAAATCATTTGGATAATCCTTAAATGATAGAGGAGTCGTTTCAAACTCAGTTTTGCCTTTATCATCAACAGTACCAGGTTGAAATGGTAGTTGATATTGGTTAGACCCCAATAGAATAATATTACCATCTCTATTGATATCCTCTTCGGTTGATATACCATTACCAGCATTTAATGTTTGTGGATTTTCCCCATTTCGTAATATAAGTGTTGGTGAAAATGAGTTTTCAGTATTATTATATCCGCTAAATCTAATTGATGAACCAAATCTACTTTCTATTAAAGTATCACCCTCATATAACCTAAGATAATTAAGATTCGAATTTACATCAAAGTAATCACCATACCCATCATAATCAGCGGAATCATCGGATGTACTTCTGGGTATATTGGTTGTCTGTACATTTGAGTAATCCTTAGATGTGTTTTGTGTAGATGAGTCTTTAGAAACCGATTTTCGTATCGTATCACCAACATTGTTAACATTTGGTAATTGTGATTTTATGATTCTCTCATAATAATACCCACCACCCTTTGCATTTATTATTCTAACAAATTCATTTTTAGTTGGCAAAGATATATAGTTTTGTTTATATGGAAGTGCGAATGATAACTCATCATCTGATTTACTGGCTGCTCGATTACTCCTAAATTGAATAGCCCCTATATATAATGGCTTTAAATCATCTGCTATTTCAAGTATATCTAATTTCTCATCATCAACATCCAATACCACATGATAAACAATACCCATATTGGATTTATCAATTTGAGGTGATTGGTTTGATTGGTTTGATTGTACATTAAGATTCCTATCTCCGAACATTTAATTTTCTAATTTTTTCTTAACTTCTTCGATTTCGTTTTCCATATTATCAACACGTTCAATTTCATCTTGAACTTGTTCTATCTCTGCTAAGAGCTGTTCTCTCTCAGCATCACTAAGGAAACCAGCTTCTCCCTCACTCTTAGTTCCAGCAACCATAATTCGTTGTGCAATTGTAGCAAGTTTAAGTAGAGATTCATCATTACGAACGGATGTATCAATTAAATCTTTGATAAGTGGACCAATATATCTCATATCATTTGGATTCCTAACTAACTTTCGTAGTTCAGCAATCACTTCGGAGATGTGTCTTTTCTTATTTATTTGATTATTATAGATATCCTCAAATAATCCACTTAGATTTTTACCGGGAAATAATTCGAAATCTTCCGTCATAACGTTTATCAATATTAGTTCAATATATAAATATCAATAAACTAAAAAGTGATTTTAATCTAATGCATCCTCAATTGCCTTCTTCATTGCAACTGAGAATTCCGTTTGTTCGAATGGTAGATTTTCATCCTGCAATTGCATTAGAGTTGCAGATACATTCATCTTCGCTGAACCCTCACCAATTGATTCAACTCCATCTTTCACAACTTTAACAGTTACCAAAGTTTTCTTTTGTTTGAATTTAAAGGGCCCTATTTGGATTCCTTTGGTTGGTGCTTTGATTGATTGGACTGTAACATAGATAGGTGAACCATCATCACATAGAGGAGCTTGTTGTCCTACAATATCCTCAGTTACTTGTCTTACGCCAAATGTGAATTTTTCTTCAGGGATTCCTTTTAGAGATGCAAGTGAGATTACACTTGCTACGAAATAGCATACTATTGTGTTCATAATTATTGTATTTTAAATAGATTAGTTATTGTTGTTTTGTGTTTACCA